ATACCCTGCACTCCCACCCTCACGAATGACCCTGCGTTGCGTCGAGCGGCGCTTGAACTGCCGATGAAGGAGCGGTGCATGGATGGCAAGCCTAGGTTCCTGATCAGTCCCAAGGCAAAGATGATACGCAAGGGATTACAAGGCGGCTTCTCTTACCGTCGCATCCAAGTATCGGGCGACAAGTACACTGATGAACCGGACAAGAACGAGTACAGTCACCCGGTAGAGGCGTTGGAGTACGCGCTACAAGGCGAGGGTGAGGGCCGTCAGGCGATAAGCACGCAGCACATCCACCGTGCGCCACGGACAGCGAAGGTTCAGTTCAATGTCTTCGGATAACGTATACGCGGTGTTCACTGCAGCACGGGAGCACTGGTGGTGTCGGTTCCTGCACCCGTTGTACCAGCATTGCTATTTGCTGAAGGCTGACGCAGGCCGGTGGATTGTGTATGGCAAGACATCAGAGGGACTCGATCTGATGACGCTTGACGAGTTCAGCGCATCGGAAGGGAATGTTGTCGTGGCCAAGGCTAAGGTAAGGGATAATCATAGAAGTTTATTCATGCTCAACACCTGTGTCGGGCACATCAAACAGGCGATAGGGATACGCAATCCGTTTATCCTGACGCCATACCAATTGTATAAATACTTAAAGAGGTGATCTATGGGCGCACTAAGACCAAAGAAACCAGAGCCACAGGCGAGAGAGGTAGCACTGGCCGCACGACAAGAGAAAGCACTAGACGAAGAAATCGAGGAAACCGAGGGACGCTTGCGAGCACAACGACGTGGGCAGCTAGGCACTCGTTCACTGCTAGCAGGGGCACCGGGAAGCCGTAAGGCTGCGGCGTCGGGCATGGGCAGAGGCAAGGCAAGCAAGGCATCAATGCCATCTGCAGCACAACGCGCTAGCATCCTGAGCGGAATCAATGTTCGGGGCATCGCATGAAGTCGCCCAAGTACCTTGGCTCAGTCAAGGACATGAAGCGCAGAGAGAAGCGGGCATTCGACACCGAGGGCATGTGGCACGACCAGATGTCCGACGTGTACGAATACTTCCTACCTCAGCGTAACCTGTTCGAGACGCAGAACACCGGTCAGAAGAAGATGGATCGTATCTTTGATTCGACCTCTCTCACCGCCATTCAACAGGCTGCTAGTAAGTTGCAGGAAAACATCGCACCGATACAGGCTCGATGGGCTGCGTTCCAACCCAGCAACGAGGTCTTGGAGCTACTCGAACAAGGTGACGTGGGTGTCACCGAGCAACAGGTACGCGAGAACCTCGACAAGCAGGGTTCTATAGTCTTTGACTACATCAACCGAAGTAACTTCGGCACGCAGTTCTACGAGGCTGCGCTGGATCTGCTGATTGGTACGGCTACGCTTCGCATCGACGAGACCGACGATGACATGAACCCCATCGTCTTCCACTGTATCCCTCAAAAGGGTATCGCGTTCGAGGAAGGGCCGTTTGGTAACATCGAGACGCACTGGCGCAGGTTCAGCGTGAAGGCTCGTTTGCTTGAGCGGATGTGGCGTGGCGTTGAAGTGTCCGAGACTGTACGCGCAATCATCGAGAACTCACCCGATGCCGACCTTAAAGTGTCTGAGGGTGTGGTGTTCGAGCCGAAAGCGAAGCGGTACTACGGTTGCTTATGGGTGAACGACGAGGATCGCTTCTCATGGATCGAAGACTTCGGTGAGACATCGCCGTGGGTCACTGGCCGATATACAAAAGTAGCCGGTGAGGTGCGTGGTCGTGGGCCTGCAATGCAGTGTCTGCCCGATGTGCGCAGTTTGAACAAGGCCAAAGAGTTCGTCTTGCAGAAGGCGGCTATCGATTTAGCTGGTATGTACACGGCAACCGATGACGGCGTGACCAACCCGTACAACCTGACCATAGCACCGGGCGTTGTCATCCCTGTTGGGTCGAACAACACCAGCAACCCGTCGATCATGCGTCTGGACACAGGAACGAACCTCGGACTTGCACAGTTTGAGATCACCGAACTGCAGAACGCCATCAAGCTGGCGCTGTTCAATGACCTGCGCGACCCTGCTGGGCCTGTTCGTACCGCTACCGAGATCGCTATCGAGAGCCGAGAGCTAGCGAAGCGCATCGGTTCCGCGTTTGGACGGCTACAGACAGAGGTGCTGATCCCTATCCTCAAGAGGGTGGTGTCGATCCTGACACGTCGCGGTCTGATCATGCCGATTGAGCTGGACGGTAAAGACGTGGAAGTGAAGTTCACATCCCCCCTCGCCCGCGCTCAGGATGGTGAAGACCTGTTGTCACTCCAACAAGCGGTGCAGTTCGTCGCTGCTAACGCTGGGCCTGACCTGATTGCCACATCATTCAAGATTGAGGACTTCGGAAGCTACGTTGCTGAGAAGACCGGCATGTCATCCGAGCTAGTTCGCAGCGATACGGAGAAGCAACAGGCTATCCAAGCCGGAGCACAGCAGGCAATGGCTCAACAACAGCCCCAGATGCCCCCACAACAGCCCCAGTTGCAGGCGGTTGAATGACTTGGGAAAGCATAGAGGGTAGCAACGAGGGCGCTCACAAGGCCGCTGCGGAGGCCAGAGAGCGTTTCTCTGAATTAACGAAGGCATACAGCCGGTGCTTTGCTACTGAAGACGGGCAGAAGGTGGTGGAGGATCTGACACGGAAGTTTCTGTTAGACAACTCCACTGACCTTGGCGCACGAAACGTGGAGTACGAGGCTGCGTATCACAACGGTGAGGCGGGGGTCATTAGGATGATCGTCCACTACATCCAACAAGCGGAGAAGGTATGAGCGAAGTGGAAGAAGTCGAAGAACTGGAAGAAGTGAAGCCCAAGAAGCGGGCAACCAAGAGCAAGATCGAGGTGGTCTGCGCTGAAACCGACTACCTGAAGAAGATTAAGTTCGATATGGGCTGGCTACAGAAGGTTGGCACCCAGTACGGGATTGATAAGTTCGAGTATGTACACAAATTCAGGGCGTTTCGTTGCTGCAAGTCTGATCAGCACGTTGATTGGATAGACGTTAACGATCTTGCACTGTTAAACGGTGAGCGGAGATTGGTACAGATCCTTCTCAAGCACCAACCTGTAAGCCCCAAGCGGGCTGTTATTAACTATCCTTGGAGATAAGAATGTCAGAGGCCGTTGAAAACGACACCCTTGAAAGCAATGAACCCACATCACTCGTTGATGCAGCAGAGCCCACCCTCTCAGAAGGTGAATACTTCTTGACGGAAGGAATCAAGGGCACTGGTGACACGCCTGAGTGGTACAAGGCTGAGAAGTACAAGTCCGTGGCTGACCAAGCCAAGGCATACACAGAATTAGAGAAGAAGTTTGGCGGCTTTACTGGCGCACCCAAAGATGGCTACGCAATGCCGGAGGGAGTGGAGCAAGGCGACGAACTAATGGACGCGCTCAAAGGCTTTGCCGAGAAGACCAACATGAATCAGTCCTCATTCAATGAGGCATGGGAACTGTTAATCGCTCAGGGTGAGGCGGTTGAGGAAGTATCTGCCGAGATGGAGATGCAACGCCTAGGTGACAACGCTACCGACCGCGTGAAGACTGTTGAACAGTTCATGAAGAACAACCTCGACAACGAAACCTATGAGAAGGTGCGTTATGCGGTTAACAGCGCGGAGTCTATCGAACTGGTAGAGGCACTGATCGGCGCTACTGCACCGGCCAAGCTACCTATCGACGGACACATCGAACCCGGCGGCATGACATGGGGCGATATTGAGGTTGAGATGTTCAAGAAAGACGAGAACGGACAGCTATTGAGGTCGGTAGATCGCAACCATGAGGCCAAAATACAGCGGATGATGAAAGAATTTGGCGGTGATAAGCCCAATGTCCGTGTTGTTGGCTAATACGCAGTCTGTGGTATCATAGCGAGATCGGATACCCCTTTCACAAGGCCCGGTAGTTTTAGGTTGAACGACTGACCGGCTATCGGGTACTCAGTCCAAAATCTCTTAATCATTTTTTTCAATTTGACATAGAGGAGACTGAATCATGTCAATTAATCTCTCCGCAGTAGCGGTAACTGAATTTGACAGCATGGTGAAGCACGCCTACGCAAACATGGGCCTGCTTAAGAACGCTGTCACACTCCGAAACAACGTCGTAGGTGATACCTACAAATTCCGTCGTATGGGCAAAGGCCTTGCAAACCAGAAGGCAAGTTCTGCCGATGTAGTTGCAATG